AATTTTTGAATGTCTTGCCACACTCCTTCAAGCGAATGATCAGCGTCAATAAATGCAACTGACGTATTTGATGGTAAAGCAAAGTCAGCAGTAGTGCCGCAGTAGTTTACAATATTTGAAGTGCCATTGAAATAGTTTGTATTCTTTGTAAACAATGAAAACGGTGTTTCCCATGTTCTGCTATCTGCTGCAATTTTGCATGCGAGCTCAAAATTTTGGCAAATGCTACTTTCTTTAGGTGCTCCATTAGTCACTTCCCATTTTGTAACTAGGTCGCTATTAATTGTACGTGGATTTGGAAACGGGGCATTTATATCCCATACATCCACTGCATGTATCTTAACCAATGGACTTACATTATCTGATACTGCTCGGGTACTACGACCAAGGAAGTTGCCAAATTCAACAAATGATGTGTCAGCCGGAGTATGCTTAGCCACAATACTCAACAGTGTCAGATCTGACACATACATCCATCCTGGAATAGTTAGTGCAATTTGTAAACCCATTAAACAAGCATCTTGTTAAAGAATTAAATTTTATTTTAACAATTTACCAATTGCATTATCAAGGGCTGATAATGCTTCACTTACTAAAGATTGATTTGTATTGGCGTCTTTAGGAGGTAGTTGGAATTCTACTATACCACTTAGGTCACCTGTACGGGCAGCACGTTCCATCATGCGTCTTAGTAAAATAACTTCACTGTGCCCTTTGGTTCGGATTTCGTTGACCTGATCCGTTTCGTCAAGCTTTTTGCTCCAACGAAGAAGTTCCATAATGTCTTTACGTCTACGACTAATTTCAAGAATCTTTTCACCTGTATCATCCCATGGCTTACCGCCTGACTCTACATGTAAGGCCATCACTCGAGCACCCATTAAATGGTTATAAGGGAATCTAAAACGCTCTCCATCTTTTTCAATGAATAGTGCTTTGATATTTCTGCTACGAGCACCAGGTGCTTCTTCACGTACTGGCTTGGAATGAGCCAATCTAATCTTAGTGCTGCCAAGTGGGTGATAGCTGATGTTTGTGCTGTTACGAGCTTCTTTAACTTCGGTTCTATGACTCAGTTGTTTTGGAGTAATGTCACCTGCATAGCTGCGGATCGTTGTTCCGTAAAGATATCGTCGTGCAATTTTCTTAACCAATGGAGCAAACTGTTCACGGAACCAATCACCATCAGTTGTGGCTGGATCATACCAGATTTCTACATCAGTGTTGTCGTGATTAAGCATGACCATAATACCATGCTTTGGCAAGTACTGGTAAATTGCATCTTCTTGTTTAAGTGTGCTGCGGCCATCGTCGTCCTTAAAGGTAGCATCGTGGCTAACCCCAGCTACTGCTGCGGCAACTTCGCGTGATAAATCTTCTCTTGTTGACATAGTTATATTTAGTTATAAGAAGCCAATTGGCATTGGTCTAAGAACATCCTCAGTTCCAACAGATACCAGTCTGTCATATGTCTTTGAATCCCATGTCATTACTACTTCAACCATGCGAAGGGCCAATATAGTTGCCATGACTAGGTCATCAGTTTCGCCGTCTTTGGCAGCAAAGCTTGCACCACGTGCAATAAAGTTCTTTAGTTCTCGCAACAAGTTATGACTATAAATCGTCATCTTATCGCTTTCAACATAGCTCTTCAAACGCATACATGCTGTAATTTTTGTTTTATGACTGGTATTAAATCCACGACGGCCTCGGTTTTGTCCAGCACGTCGAATTTCCTGTACAAATGTACCTGGAATATTTTGTTCTCCGTATTCTCTGATACTGATTAATGCTGCTTCGCCAATTGTGTTGTTTTCAACTGACCAGTACAGTTCGGCAGAGTTTCCAGTTTCATCTTTGAGCCATTTTAAAATTGCAACAAGTGTACGTAATTGACCTTGTATGTCTGTTTTATTGTGTTGCCATTCAGCAATCTGCTCAAGCTCTGGCAATTTAAACACTTGTATAGCTGCCGGGTCGCCACCTGTACCCAAGCTAGGATCCCATCCAATTACATATGCCCCTTGTGGTTGCGGGTACTTGTAAATACGTACTTGTCCTAGCTTACCAGTTGGATCTTTGCTTTCCATTGTAATCAACTTCATTGAGTTGACTAATGTTTCGTCGGCGATAACAAATTCGCATTCGTGTTCACGTAAGAAACGCTCTTCACCAATCTTGATACGCTCAGTGCCTGCCCAAGCCTCATCGCGGTCAGGGTGATCGCTCCATATAAATTTAATACTTGCAAATCCATTTCGACCTAGGCCTGACTCATTTGGATTACCGTATGCATCAAATTTCTTGGTAGCGTCTTTCCAAATACGAGCAAACTGGTCATCGTCTTGGTTAGGAGTTGAAGTGATAATACACTTACCACCTGTTGACAATGTAGGACTAATAGAAGTCCAGAACTCACTAGCAATACGTGGCTTAACGAATGCAAACTCGTCACAATAGATCAATGAAAGTGACATACCTCGAGCAGTTGTTTCTGTTGTGGTAGTTGAGATAATACGACTACCGTTATCAAAGTCAATACTTCCTTTGTTATAGCTTGTTGCGCCAGCTTTTAGAAACTCTGGAAGTGTTTCGTATGTGTAACGAACACGTTGCATAATTTCCTGTGCACCAGCAAACTTGTGAGCAGCAATAAGAATAGTTTGATCTGCCATAAACATAGCTCGCCAAACAAGGTAAGCGGCTGCACATGCAGTTTTGCCCATCTGGCGACCCAGCATGTTGATGCTATAACGATTATTGTGATAACATTCTATTAGGTCGCGCTGATAATCAAAGAGCTTGAATCTAACCTTGCCCTTTGTAGGATGCTGCACCCAGCAATAGTTGTCAATAAAGTATATAGGATCAACTGCACAAATGGCAAGTTCACGGACATGTTCGTCCGTGAACTTCTCTACTTTAAAGGGCGACTTAACGAACGTATTTTCAGTAGCCACTAGATTCCTCTATTACTTTGATTTAGCAATATTTTCTGCAACAAATTTGCGATACTCGCCCATTGCAGTTTGGAATGCTTCTTCAACACTAATGTCAGGAGTACGAATACCCATTGGGTTTTCACCTTGGTTATTGGCACGATTCTGACCATAGTCTTTATGTCCAGCACCTTGGCCTTCGGCAGATGGCAAGTTATCAAATAACTTTGGCTCAGGCATACTTGTACCAGCTGGGCTGTTCATTAGTTTGCTTTCCTCTAAGCCAGCTAATTCTAAAATACGATTGGACTCGTATACGCCTTGGCCGAACATGGAGTTTGTTGCAGGAGCTTCTTCTTTGACTTCTTTGTCTTTGTCAGCCCAGTCTGGAACACCGTCGCCATCAGCATCTGGCTTCTTGTTATCGTCTTTGTCGTCAGCTTTATCTTCAGCTGGCTTGTCACCGTTCTTCTTGGCAATCATTTTTGCAAATGCGGCTTTTTGTGCGGCGCTTTGTGCTTCGTTAGTAACACCAGCCAATTGAAGAATACGTGCTGTTTCTTCGGTTACTTCGTTAGCAATGTCCGGACCTGCTTGAACCAGTCCAACCACCTGCGCCGCAGGATCTTTCTTCATTACCATATTCAAGAATTCGTTAAAATACATAGGATTGGTAGCAGTCGTTGATATCAACGAATATTTTGATGGTGTCCCTGGATCGTTTGCATCATCGCCGTCAAATCCTTTTGCTGGATCTGTGACGTTAATGCCGTATGCTGTTAGCGACATTACTTGGGCTTCCAATCTAGGATCTTGTGACCACTGAGATGCTAGTTGTCTTACTTTGCCGCCTACATTTTCGTTAACTTCTTTCTTGGCTGCTTCGTCGTCAGCTTTCTTACGAGCTTCTTCTTCGCTGTCAGTTTCTGTGCCGCCGTAAGTGCCAGAACCAGCCTGGTGCTTTAAACCTGTTGCTGTTTGTGTAACAGTACCACCCTTAGATGTGTATGATTTGTCACCGACTGCTTCTTTAGTTTCTTCTTCTTCGGATTCTTCTTCGCCGGTAGCAATTGCTTCTTCACCTGCGTCATCACTTTGAACTTCTTCGCCTGCAGATGGAGTAGCTCCAACATACATAACTTCTGGTTCGCTATCAGCACCAACTTCAGCTGCATGATCAGTCATGTCATGATCGCCGTCGCCGTCGATATCGCCCATTGTAGCTTCGCCGCCCAATGAAATACCTGCTAAACGAAGAATGTTGCCAATTTCGTCTGCACTGTCTGTCGTAACGCTAATATTTTTTCCAGGCATGGAAATTGTCACTGACATTTGTTCGCCTTGTTCACCTGTAGTCATTCCTTGACCTCCCATGTCATCCCAACATTCTTCAATGCCTTCTTTGGCAATGCGAATGCCTTCGCTTAATTTTTTAGATTGCTTCATTTCTTTGTTCCTTTGGCTGTTGGCATTGTGTTAGTAACTTTGCTCAATGGGCTCGAAGTCCCGTCAGCTGGACCAACATATTCTGGACCAGTTGTAATCTTATTAAGACCAACTGTTACACTGTCTTTGCGTTCTTTGTTTGCATTATCAAGGTCTTTTAACAACGCTTGGTTGTACTTGTCTCCAGCAGCATCGTCAGCTGAAACTTTATTGGCTTCGTCGGCTGAATATTCTGCGCCAAGCTTTGCTTCGCAATTTTCTTCAGTATCGCTTTCAATCTGTTTTTCAATTGGTTCGTCGCGGCCAAATACTTTTAGCACGCCTTCTCTAACAAACAACAGTCCGCGAAGTTCTGCTTCCAACGACGGTGTGCTAACTGGCATGCGTGTTACTACATCAACAATAACAATTTCATGTCCGCCAAGTTGAGGGAAGTCCATTGGCTGTGCCTGAAGCATTAGCTTTTCTGGACGACCTACTTCAAGTGCGTCATATTTCTTCATGTGTCGCTCTAGTACTTCTAGTTGACGATCAGTTGGCTGGAATGCCATTTTGATGCGATAACGATGTTCCTGTTGCAACTGGTTTATATACTCTAATAGTGTGGGCATAATTGAATCCTCTTATAAGACTATTTATTCTGACCCACTCGGTTTAAGATAGCTTGCACAATATCATTTCGGTTGCCAGTTACACTTCCTTCTGTAGCATCAAACACATTATCGCTTTCCTTTGACACTTTATCATTGTCCATTTTTGCTTTGCGCAATTGTAGCTCAATGATTTTAAGTTTTTTGTCTATTTTAGCGGTTTTTGCATCTACTGCGGTTTTTAGTAACTGTGCTGCAACTTCAAATATTTTTCCGGCATTTCTATCGTCAACGTTGAATCCCAAATCCATCAATCGTTCGCTTTGTTCCTGTGCAGTGTTTGCCAGTTGGTCGAGCTCACGTTCGGCTTGCTGCATGTCTGTGACAGTTGGCAATGCGATTTCAACGCGATTTGCCATGTCAATGGTAGCATGTGCAGTATCAAGCTCTTCTTGTATTTCTACAGGAACTTGGAATTCTTGTGTGTCTAGTTTAGCATTGGCTTCATCAATCGGTGGGAAGCCAAATACTTCTTCTAATTTCTTAGTCATGAATTACTTATGATTATTTACGGCGCTTACGTGAAGGATTGGTGTTATTGAAGATATCTTCTTCGGTTAAAACCCGGAATGTGGCGCCCATACGCTTACACCATATACGTGCAGCCGCCCATTTGCACATGTTTAATGCTACTGCTGCTTTTTCTTGCTGACTTCTCGCCAGTTCCATTACAGCCTGTGCTTTGGGTTTGATTTCTACCAATTCGGCACGGCGGCCACTGGCATTTTGGTAAACTACAAAGAAGTCTGGTACGTAAAATGTATCTTTACCTGTAAACGGATTTCTGTAAGGGATGCGTACATTTTCACTTGCCCAACTTACTACACTGGGATGGTTATCGCAAAATCGCATAAATGTCAATTCCCAACCACTACGATACTTTGGTGTGCCATTGCCCACATACTTTTCAGGATTTATTACAGTATAGTTTCCTTGCTGAAAGTTGTTTGCCATTATAATTCTCGCTTGATAACAGGAGCAATAGTATTTCCGGTGTCTAAGCGATATCGAATAGTTTCTGGCAGTGTCAAGTTTATGTAATCCAACACTTCCTGGCTGACATCTAGCTTTCCGGAAGCGGTTGCAGTATCAACAAACTTTTTAAAGTCAACATTAATTTGCTGAGTTATCTTCCAAAAAGAGATAACAATATTTTCAGCAGGGGTTCTACCAAGCCCTAACGCAATCATCTTTTGCACCGCTTTATCAAACTCCACTTGTGGTATTGCTTTATAGTCCATAATTAAAAGTTCGTTTCTTTCTTAGCTTGCTTGTTTGCAATATCTGTCCCTCTACTATCGTTTGCTTTCTGATTTATAATAGTAGTACCTTCTCTTACAGGTGGCGGAGCCGGTTCTCTCTTTTGAAGATTTTGCTTGTCAGCATATACGCCATTATCAACAGAACGAGTCTGCGAAGAGTATCGTGGTGCAGATTTCAATGCCGACAGTTCTGCCATTTCTCTTGCCGACTCTTGAGATTGTAAACTACTAGTACGCGGAGGATTTTTTTCCAAAGCAGCAAGATATGCCTTTTTGTATTCAGGATTCATGCCACGATCGTTTTTCACATTTGCAGCTTCTTGTTTAGTAAATTCGGCGTTGGCCACATCAAGTTTCTTTTGGCGTTGAATTTGTTCAGGTGTCTTTGTCACAGACTCTGGTTGTCTATTTGTAGTTGCAGGTGCAGGTGTACCTGTACTAGGTGAATATGATTGGCCGGTGACATTGCCCATTGCATCATACGTAACTTCTGACGTGCCTTTTGGCCAAGAAACTGTGCTTGGAGATTTTTGAGCGCTTGCGCGAGCGCGAGCTGATTGTTTTGTTAAATTTGGATTACCAAATGCTGCGCCGCCTGCTGTTACTCCGCCGCCGGCCTTTTCCCAGTTGCTCAAATCTAATCGTCTTGGATCTGTTTTAGCAAACTCTGAACTGCGGCCGCCACGTTCAATTTCTTTGAGTGCATCTGCTTTTGGTGGCTTTGTAATTGGCTTGGGTGGCTTGGGTGGCTTAGGCAACGGTGCAATACCAGTCTTTACTTTTGGAGTAGGACCTTTAAATTCTAGATCTTTGACTCCAGAAATTTCCAAGTCTTCGTAACGAACTGTAATAGTCCATAGAATAACATCACTTGCAGAGTAATCAAGTGAGTCGTGTTGTGCATCAGTAATGAAAGCGTTGGTCAATGTATAAACTTTATCGCTTGCACCTTCGCCTGATAAATCTTTCATTGTAATTTCAATTGTCAATGGAGCGAACTCGGCTTTCTTGCTGCTGTCGCTACCATCAAATTGATCCTTTACATATTTCCAAATCAAACGTTCTGCTGTCCCGTTTACCTGGTCATAAAAGCTCATAGTAATCGGTTCGTAATTGAGTTTAGTTTGTACAATTGTTTTATGATTGTATGCATTGATCACTTGCGTTTCAGCTGTCCATCGTGGCAATTCACATGTCTTGGCAACTAGTACAGGAGCACTATCTAAACTGTCATCACCTATTTTGATAGACCACGCATACTTTAGAAAAAGATATCCATCGCCCATTGGACTAGTATCCGGACCAGGGCCGTGGGAATCTCGTCCGTTTAAAATTTTATTTTTTGCTAAATTGCTAAATGTCATTTATAAAATAGATAAAGGGCGATTTCTCGCCCTTTATCATTCTCCTAGTAGGGCAAGCATTTCTGCTTACCTTTACTTATCACTTTAAGTTAAAGCTCTAGTTAAGCCCCGTTATTAGATGCTGGGTCAGATGCTTCACCTAAGCCGCCTTCTAACATTGGCTGGCCTGGGGAATCAGATCCGCCTACGTCGTGGTGGTTAGCGTTATCGTACTTGATAGCAATAGTAATCTGTAAAGGATCACTTGTTGCATAGTTGTTTTCGCCGTAGTTTACGTTTTGAACGTAGCAACCACCCAAATGCCATGCGTCTAATACAACTGGACCATCGGAATTACCATCCAAGTTTTCAATCCACATGTCGAACTTGTAACCACTACCAGACTTGGTCGAGCTTTGGTTAGCATGATCTACTTGTTTTTGCATTTGAGCTGCAATAGTCTTTGCAACTTTGCCAGTAACGTCATCACGAACTGTTACTGTAATCGGATCCCAAGTGTGCTTACCAGCTAAGTTGATACGTGAGTTGTACACATCAACAACAATGTCGTCGTGTGTTAGACTTGGACGGCTTGCGCTGATAACTTGACTTGTAAGTTGTAAGTTCTCGCCGTTGCCGAATGTATTAAACGTAACACGGAAACGATATGCTAGTTTTGGTTGCACTAGAACGCCCTGTTCGCCACCTGGTACGTTAAATTTATCTAAATTGACTGCCATTTTTCAGTTCTCCTTAGTGTTATTTAGTACCGCCGGCAATCGCGCCAGTGTTTACAACTCGTACAGGGATATAGATGAATTCAGCAGCTTTAACTGGCTCAATTGCAATATCAATGTACAACTCGTTTCGATCAATTCGACTTGGAGTGTTGTTTGTGTCATCGCATACAACCAAGAAGTCATATACTGCACGTTTTGTGAACAAGTCTTGCAAGAAGCCATTGAACACTGCTGCTACGCGGTCACGAGTGCGCTTGTCGTTTGGTTCAAAGATGAACGGACGAGCAATGATATCAAAACGCTCACGCAAGTAGCATAGTAAACGACCTACGTTTACGCGGTCAAGTGCTGAATCAGCTGGGTACAATGTCTTCTGACCCCAAATGTATAAACCTTGTCCTGGGAAGTTGACCAATGGGTTAATCTTCTTTTCGTATAGCGCATCACGTTGACCTTGGTTCAATGCCAATGGAACGAATTCGTTTTCAGCATTAACTGTACCCAAGTTACTGATACCACTTAGAGCACCACGTGTCAAACCTGCTGGAGCAAACCATGGATATGAAACTTGGTCGTTGTAAGCAATACCACGCAAGACTGCATGACTTGCAGGAACTGCAACATCGTTACCGTCCAAGTCAGTTGACAAACCGCTTGGGTAATAAATCGCTGCACTACCAGTACGTGTAACCAAACCGTCGATGCCGTTGGTACCAGCTGATGCACCTAGTGACCAGTTAACAACATCAGTAGTCTTGTTAGACAACTTCAATGGAGTATCTGCAATAACAAATGCAGTTTCCTTACGATCGTAGTTTAATGTGACCATTTCGTCGATACACTCAACGTAAGCAGGAGTTGCAATAACGTTGAACGTCAATGTTTCTGCACGAAGCATATCATTGTCTGCCAATGCTTCTTGTAAACGCTTGACAACTACGCGGCGTTGTGCCTTGTCAAACATGTATGGAGCGCCGGCTTTAGGACCGCTATCTGTGTTACCAGATTCAGTTTGCCAGTGGCCTGCTGCTGCATTGTACTTCTTAACGTTACCGGAACTTACTGCACTGTTCCATAAGATCATGCCATCTGGGTAATAAGCTGGGTTAGGAGCTTCGTCGTCCATTGGAGTTGCACCGCCTTCGACACCAGAATTGTCACCTGCTGTTGCTGTCAAGTCAACGAACAAAGCGCCATCAGGAGTAGTTTGGTCTGCATTGTCTTTTTGGATCCATTCGCTACCGTTGAATACTTTGATAACTGGGTAGTTGGCCATGTCATTTGTATCAATCCAAACATCACCATTGCTTGGCTCTGCTGGCTCTTCAGTATTGACATCAATTTGATTTGCTGGAAGCCATGTTGGTGTGCCGTCAACTGTTTCTTTAACATAAATGTCAACGTTATCGCCTGCATCATACCATAACTTACCATCAGGAGTTGCACCCACTGGGGCTGTAGTTGTAGCTGATGGAGTGATGCTTGCCCATGCTGCGCCATCATAACGCTTGATTTCAAATTGAGCTGCTGACGATTCAGCGAACTGAACATACATGCTGTTTGTAGCTAATTTGCTACCAAACTCAGATGTTGCTGTTGCATTGTCTTCGTAACCAACTAATTGATCAACATTGCCAGCGCCAACAGTTTGTACTGTCCAACTTTGTGTTGTGCTGTTGTACTTCTTCAACTTTAAGTTAAAGCCTGCATTAGGACTTGTAGTTTTAAACCATACATCGCCAGCCGCTGGCGTTGGAACTTGGTAGTGAGGAGCAACTGTTACAGTGCCAGCAAGTGCAGCAGATGTAACTGCAACCCAGCTACCAGCAACTTTCTTGTAAAATGTTTTTAATGTAGTAGATGCATCTAGTGCATAATCACCATTGGCGCCGGCGCCAACAGTTGGAACACCGCTTGTTACCAAAACATTTTGTGCAACCCATGCACTACCGTTGCCTTCAAATAGTCCCCATGCGGAATCATCTGTATCTAACCAATATTGACCGTTAGTTGGAGGACCAACTGGGGCAGTGGCTTGTGGCTCTAGCTCTTCCATCTTCAAGTCTGCACGTACTAAAATAGCACGGTTAGCAATACCCAGGTAGTAATAAGCGGCAAGCAAGCCGTATTCGTTTAATTCGTGACCGTGTACAGGTGTACCGTCAACAATAGTGAAACTTGGTTCACCGTACAATTGTACCAACTCGCGTTGGCTTGTAATAATAAGTGGTTTCTTTGCAAATGGTGCTGTAGTGTATTGTGCAGTTGAACCGTCTGGTGATTTCTTATCAGAACGAGTTGCTAAAACAATAACAGGTACAGTACCGTTGCCTGCAGATGCGTATGCACTTTCGTCAATGATCGAAACGCTTACGCCTGGGGAACTTAGCTGAGCCATATAAATATCTCCGTATTCTTAAGGGTTTCTTGCCCTTACTCGAAGATATTTAGCTTGCAGTGCTTAAAGTGGACCTATTTAGCGGAATAACTACTTTTTGTGTTTCACTGGACAACGTTTGCAATCTGTGCATACAACTCGTCAACTGTGCCATTGTTGTTTATGATAGCATCAAAGTCTGTCCCAACCCATGCTGTTTCGCTAGCATGGATGCCAAGATGCTTTAGTTTTTCCGAGGCAACTGCATCACCATTGTTTGCTTTGCCTGCCATAATATGCCAGCTTGGCAACTCGCCACGCTGTACCCAAATTACTTGACCACCTGCTTGTTTAATAGAGTTGATTTCGTTTGGGAAACGGCAATCTGAAATAACAATGTTATCTTGTGTATTACGAAGTCGAGCTTCTAAGCTAGCAATCCAAATGTCGTCATGGAAGCCTCGTCGACATACCTCAGTGCCCCAGAGTTGCAGTGCTAAACGCGGAGTCAGATCAGGCATATTCAATCGTATGGCCCACCATGGATCAACTTGCTCTCGCCACTCTCTGGCTTGTTTGGTACGACCTTCTAGTAATTCTCTGTCCCAATTGAATACTGCACCAACTGCATCTTTG